TTCGATCTGGCTGGACTTGAGGTTAAGCCCCGATAAAGTAGAGCCGATGGCAGTTTTGTACTCGCCAAAGGCCTGGGGGTCGGTCTCCTGCATGGCAGAAGATGCCGCGTTGTACGCGTCTAAGCTTGAGACGTAGCCCTGTGGGGGCTGCTGTTGTTTTCGCATGGGCATGGGAGCCGCCATGATGCCTTCATTCGCCATGATTATCCTTTCCAGTTGATGCCAAAGGCCCCGTGGGCCGCGCGCCGGGAAAGGACGCGAATATGGCTGTAATTATGTCGCATTTCACTAGTTCCTGTCTATCTCTAGATAGGACAGGTAGAAGTCCACTGTGGCCGCGCTAGAGGTGACCTTTAAAACGTCCCCCGTCTCCAGGATGCAGGGCACTCCACTGAGCACATCCATTGTCTGATTCGTGGGCAGCGAATAGGTCTTCAACAACGCAAAAGCTGTGGCCCCGCCACTTGGGTAAACATTCACGGACAAGGCTGTTGTAGAGGCGTTGCGGTTGGTTATTCGCAGGGAAGAGGCCACTGCCGTATTGGCGTCAGGCGTGGTGTAGATGGTCGTCTCCGTGGCCGCTGCCGGGGTGAGATGCTTGCGCAGGTATTTGTTTGCCATGGTCAGTTTGCCGATACAAAGTTGATAGTAAGAATCACTGACGGAATGGCAGGGCGCGTGGGGCTCGTGCCAGCGGCGTAGTGCTCCAAATAGATGTCAAGGTTGTCCGACCACCAGGCAATCTCCAAATAGTCGTTGATGGGATCATCTACAGTAAAAATACCCGTGACTGCTGGAACCACATGGGACCAGATGGTTGAGCTTTTACGAGCAGGCACATCAAACCGTGTGTTGCTTAAGGCATAGTTGACACCGGTGTCCTTGGCCCACACCTCAAACTCACCTGCCGTATTACTGCGGTTTGTCACCTGCAAGGTAAACGTCACCAGGTACTGGCCAGCACAAGGGACCTTGATTTGTGAGCCGCTTTCCACGGTGATGCCGTTGGAAAACGCAGGAGCAAACGTCAACAGGTTTTCCGCTGTGATGCTGGCGTTTGTCTGGTCCTGGTCCGAGATCATCATTGCTTGAGGCAAGATGATGCCGTTGCTGTTCTGGAACCCACGAATACCACCAGCAAACCCGCCTCCCGCTCCGCTGCCCATGGCTGCCCAGGTAGAAGCTCCAGCGGTGTTCTCACTGGTGATAGGCGTGTACGTGCTGTTAAGCTGGAGAACAATTTGCTCAAGGGAGCGAACAAGCTGGTTGAACTGCGACGGGTCGTATGCGGCCGATGCGTTGGGTAAGCGAACGTTAGCAACGCGAGTCATCGCAAACCATCCGGTTGGATATCAACACGTAACGTTCCATAGCGCCAGTTGGTATCAAGATCACTGCTCTCAATGCGCAAACTGATCTGTCTTCCCCTTGCACGAGTGTCCACCTTCTGTGTGTTCGGAGCGATGATGTATGGGTCCAAGGAACTTGGACTTGCTGTGGCCTGTGGGTATGGACGCAACAGCAAGTGCACTGTCAAGTTACCTTCTTGGTTCTTGAAATCAGGTATGAAACGCTTCATGAAGAGCATCTGATCGCCATCCCCAATGTCAAAGTAGCCAGACTTCACATAGGCAGTGATTGCACTTCCATTACCGTTCTTGCCGTCCTCTTGGTTGTAAATCAAAGAACGACCTGCTGTCAGACCTTTGATCGTGCTGATAGATGCCTCGTTGCTGTTTGGAAGATATTCAGCAGCAATGGGCTTGGCGTAGGTTCCTACGTCAGTCCATGCGGTGCGGGCCATAGTGCCCACGGACCAGACATTCTCCAAGTAATTGAAGGTGACAAACCTGTCAATGAAGTCAGATGTGTACGAGCAGTACCACCAAGTTACCTCGTTGAACTGTGTGTTGACGCCAATATTTACCTTGACGTTTTGAACAACATTGATGTCCTTGAACACGTAGTCCTGCACCGTACAGGCAAGCTTCTTCACTGTTCCGTCGAACATGAAGAACGCGTCCTTGGCCATCCAAAAGGACACGCCATTTACGTCAGCAGAGGCATGTGGGCCAATCAGGCCACAGTTCGAGCCAAGCTGTTGAAAGCCGAAAGTGTAGGGCGGTCCAATGTACTGCATGCCGTGCAAAGCAGTATCTGTCCAAATCAAAATCTGGCCCCTGGAGCGATCAGCAGAGACGATGTGACTGCCGTCGGTGAGCCGTTGTCCGCCGGCCGTGTTTGTTGCACTCTCAACAAAACTGTTGATGTCCTCTTGATTGGAGAAACGCACAAACATAGGGTCCTGTGTTGAGGGTGAACCGATCGTGGACTCCGTGCCAAAACACACCAAGTGCCTGTCAGGGGTGGACACCAATGCATAGGTGCTTTTCGTAGGAGCGCCCGCGATAGCCGTTGCACGGGCCACGACGCCGGCACTTGTGTCGAATAAATAGATTGCCCCGTTTGCGATCTGGCATATGACGTCTTCGCCAAAATTGTCAAACTGCCATACCCGCGAATCAAGGGCCACGGAGGATGACGCTGGTCTAGGCGTGCCCCAAGTGCTCGCGCCCCACGAACCTACGCCCCAGCCATAGTCAAGCGTGCTGACAGCAGTGCCTACGTTGATCTGGTATGCAGCATTTGCAGTGCCGGCAGCCGTGGCTGTTGATGTGGCCGCAGCAGGGGAAACGATGGTGTACTCATTGGCATTTGGGACCAATTGAACCTCAAATTCACCCGTCAAACTGGCGTTGGAGATACCACCAGGGTCTCCTGTCACGCTGGAGAACGTCACAAAATCCCCCACGATACAGCCGTGAGCGGTGTCGTTTACGGTGACAGTGGTGGACGTATCGACCGTGTCAAAGGTCACTCCAGTTGCTGTTCTGCGTATAGGAGTGATGTCCCCGGTCAACGAGCCGTTAAGTGCATACAGCTTCCTGCTTGTCCCGATGATCATGTAGGGAGAACCATTCAAGCTGTTCCAGGTGTACACCTCACTGACCATGCCGACAAGGTATTGGGCGACTTGGTTAAAGAGAGTCCATCCGCCTATCTTCTCAGGCAGGCCATAGCGAAAGCGCACGTAGTCCGAGTCAATCCAGCCGCCTTCAGCGCCGTATTCGGTGTTTTGTTTGTCTACACCAGGTTTGAGAACTATTCGTGCGAGTGCCATGAGTTACCTAAATCCTGCTGTTTTCTTTGCAATCTTCTTTGGCTGTGCCACAAACTGTTTGCCCTTGGCTTTACCAGCACGTTTTGCTTTTGTCGTCGCTGCGTATTCTGCTGATGACAAGGATTTTATGGCGGCTTCTGGCAAATAACGCTCGCCCGTTTTAGACGAAGGCTTTCCCGACTTGGTACGCCATTTCTGGTCGCCCCAGTCTTTCAAGGATTGTTGTGGTGCTTTCAATCTCTGTAGCTCCCGCCAGCAGCCTTGTACTTCTTGGCCACCAGCTGCGCTTTTCTCGCGCTCCATTCGCCTGCCCCTGTGCCGTGGGTCGCGGCTGCCTTCACCTGCGCCACGATCTTTTTACGAAGACTTGGTTTGGTGTAGTTACCAGCGGCATTGACAGTAGATTTTTTGGCTGTTTTCTTCATTTTGGGGCTTTATCATGCAACCAATCCGGGGACATATTGCGTTTTACCAGCGACTTTCATAGCGGTCAACTCTTGTTTTTTCAGGTTGTCTGGGTCATAGGATACGTGCACCCAGCCACTATCGGGTATACCCGGAGTGTAGAACTCCAGAATGAGTTGGGTGTAGTCCAGATTGTCCATGATCCACTGAGCTAAGTCAGCATTTGCTACGCCTGGAATCTCGATATCGGCTGCTTGGCCCTTGCAATGGTCTGAGGTTTTTGATCCTCCCACAGCTGCATTTGACTCTGGACTGCGATAGCCGGAGTTCACCTTGACACCCTTGCCAAAGTGGTCTCGCACGGGCTGGAGAACCTTCTCACAGAGCAAGCGCAAGTTTTCAGTCTCGGCTTCACCAGGGGTGTTGTCAAAGCCCATGCGCAGGGCGGTCTCGGATTTGGTCAGTTCGTGCAGGGAGAAGTTGGGAGACAGATTCATTTGATTTCCTTTTGTGATTCAAGAGCTTTGTTGTAGAGGTCGATGCAAGAGTTGAGCTTTTCAATGGCCCTATTACCCTCATCAGTCAGTTCGAAAAGAGCTTTTCCAAACGCTGGGTCAAGTTCGGCTCGTGCCTCTCCTGCACTATCTCCGGCGGGAGCGGGGGTATCTGGGGAGGCAGGTACGGGGCAGGTCGCTTTGACGCGCAACTTGAGAGCGCCACTGTCAATATCAGCATTACGCTTTTGTAATAAAACTTTGGCTTTTTCATTCGTCTTCCTCAGTGCATCAGCGGTAGTGGTTACGGCAGCGGCTAGAGCTTGTTCCTTGGCCCGGGCTTCGGTATTCAAGCGATCAACCTCCACCTGCTGGGCTTCTCTCTCGACATACTTGCCGTAGAAATACCCGCCACCGAATGTCAGCAGCAGGGCAATCAGGCCAGAGAGCAGGTTACGCATCGCCGGTCTTCCCACGGACGTAGGCTTGAGCCGCCATGAACGCCACAACAATTGTCCCCATAGCCGCGCAGTAGGTGGTAGCCAAGCCGTTCAGGGCATTGACCTTCTCCAAAGATACAAGGCTAGAAGCCAAGAAGGCAATCAAAGCAGGTGGGGCGATAATTGCAAACCAAGACATGACACGCTGCTGGTCAGCCATTTTGTCCATGTTCTCAATCATCAGCATACGCTCAGAGC